CAGATGTTCTGAGACGATTTGATCCATCTGTAGATGATGGATATCATAAAAGCGAGAAGTATCTTGAGTGGGATATTAAATGTGACTTCTCTATGTTCTTTGATACTAAAGAAGAAGCTCTTGCTGTAGAGCAAAGATGGTTAACAGAAGTTTTTCCTAACCCAGGTCCTACAAAGGTGTGGGTTGAAAAAGTTCTTGATTGTCCAGACAATCAGTACTATAGTGAGGCCAGTGGAATCACTGAACTACGGTTGCTAACAGAGAAACAACGTAAGTGGGTCCTATGGCAGTTATATGAAATGAAGGAGAATACACTTGAAAAAAGTATTTAATCAGATATGGGTAACATTCAAAAAAGAGGGGATACACAAGTATCCTGCGGCACTAGATGATCCTAAACTTGCTACTGGTGATTGGGATGATGTTAGCTTTCTGGGCTATCCTCATCGGCACATTTTCCATTTTCGGGTGGGTGTTGAGGTTTTTCATGATGATCGTGACATTGAGTTTATTCAGTTTAAGCGTTGGCTTGAGCGTCTATATTCTGATGGAACACTCACACTTGATTACAGATCTTGTGAGATGGTTTCAGACGAGCTTGCAGAACTTATCGGTGAGCGATATTCTGGACGGGCAGTAGAGATCGAAGTATCCGAAGATGGAGAAAATGGTTCCGTCTCGCGATACGAACCTGTATAAATAACCCTGTATACATTTAATCTTATGGGATCTCAAAAGATGCAATCATTTCACAATCACTCTTTGCAAGAAGATGCAGTAGCAGCTGCAAAGAAAAAACTAAAGCCGATGAAGGGTAAGGACGTTTCGTTCACTCATCAGCAATCAGGCGAAAAAGTTACTGGTAAGTATCAAGGTATGAAGTCTATGGGCGGGCGCTCGTATGCTCATATTGAGACTGGTAAAGGTGCGTTTAGAGTACCTCCTCATCACGTACATCAGGCCCAGTAGACTTTTTATTTGATTTGAAGTATAATATAGGCAGGATTAGACTTCTGCCTATACTTTTAACTATGGAGACATTATGACAGAATTTGCACACATAACGCCTACGGCGTACTTAGACCTATTTGCATCAGGTCGACCTTTTCATTTAACACTAGCTCATTTAGTTGAGGAAGATCCAGTATACACAAACTGGTATGCTCAACGAGACTTATCTCGTGGCTTGGACCCTTATGTTAACATCATGGATAACTCAGCCTTTGAAATGTATAAGCAAGGGCGTGAGATGTATCCGTCTGAAAAGCTAATTGAGATGGGAACCAAAGTTGCGGCTGACTATATTGTTATGTCAGACTATCCTGGTCAACCTTCACAAGTGACTATTGAGAAAGCTATAGAGATGGCTCCTGAGCTTCGTGAAGCAGGCTTTGGAACTTTCTTTGTACCTCAATCTAGCGAAGGTGATTTAGAAGATCTTATTGATGCCTTTGTGTGGGCGTCTACCTCTGATCATGTTGACTACATTGGGGTGTCTATCTTAGCTGTTCCAATTGCATATGGTGTTGAAAAAGAAAATAAGCTGCAGCGGTTTATGTCTCGTTGGAAGTTTATGCAAGAGCTCGACAAGCGTGGCATCTTAGACGATATCAAAGATAATGGAAAGAAGATCCACTTCCTAGGTATGGTTGATGGTCCTAACGAATGTACACTTGTACAAGATTACTTGTGGGCAATTGACTCGTGGGATAGCTCTGCAGCTGTATGGGCTGGTATGTGTGGTATTGAGTTTGATAACTCACCAACTGGATTAATTGATGGTAAGAATGAAATTGAGGTTGACTTTGATCATGATTCAGGGGATATTGCAAGTATTGCTTTGGCAATGAAGAATATGAAATATATTGATGATCAGCTACCTAGTGGAGACTATTATGACTATTAATTATAAACGCAATGAAGATAAGATTATCGAAGGTATCAAGGCATACGTTGATGCTACGTATAGTCAACACTATGCTGGTAAGAACAACCGTGATGTAGTTGATGATTGGGAAGACTGTGGTATTGCTAAGGAAGCATTTATGTCTAACATCATTAAGTATGCAAAACGATTTGGTAAGAAGGATGGTTATAATCCTAAGGATGTAATGAAGATTATTCATTACTCTATCTTCCTGCTTAACGAGTTGGATGATAGCAAGAAGGATCCTTACGCAAATGGATGAGTTTGAT